ACAGCGATTGGAAGATTGTCACGACTGCTTCTGCTTGGCGACAGCTTGAAAGATACCTATGGCCTGAGGTTCATAAATGGACACACCGTCTAAAATGGGATATTATTGGCAGAAAGCCTTTTAATAAAGATGAGCTTTTGGTTTATTCAATTAGGCTAGAGCATGGTGAGGCTTTTGCTGCGGCTTCTAACACGCCAGAATTCATTGAAGGCGCACATGCTGACCACATATTGTATATTTTTGATGAGTCTAAAAAGGTGGCAAATCCTATTTGGGATTCGGCAGAAGGTGCGTTTTCAACTGGTGATGCCTATTGGTTGGCTTGTTCAACACCAGGTGAGCAAAAAGGAAGATTCTGGCAAATTCAATCAAAGGCACCTGGGTATGAGGATTGGGCTATAAAGCACATTACCATTGACGATTTTCTTGCAACTGGACGAGTCAACAAAAAATGGGTTGAAGACCGCAAGAGACAATGGGGCGAGGATTCTGTTATCTATCAGAACCGCGTTCTCGGCAACTTTGCTGCTGATGACACAATGGGTGTTATTCCATTGTCGTGGGTTGAGGACGCCGTTAACAGATGGTATGACTGGCAAGACGAAGGCGGACATGGAATTGTAACATCCATAGGCGTTGATATTGCTGGCGGAAGGTCTGGCGCAGATAAAAATACGGTTTCTATTTGCTATGATGGAAGCAAGGTTGGTCAAATTATTCATTTTATGCCTAAAGACCCAGATAAGGCTACCATGGAAATGACCAACTTTTTAACGCCACTATTAGATAAATTCCCAACCGCCACGCTGGTTATTGATAGTATCGGTATTGGGGCTGGCGTTGTTCACAGGATTAATGAACTTGGGTATCGAGCTATTGGATTTGTATCTAATGCTAAAGTAGATGTCCGTGACCAAACAGGTCTTTTGGAATTTTATAATTGGAGAAGCGCGGCGTGGTGGTTAATGCGGGAAATGCTTGACCCAAGAAACGGGTTTGAAATGTGCTTGCCCCCCGACGACGCCCAAACGCACTTAATGAGTGACCTAACCGTACCTCATTATCAAAGGCGAGCAAATGGGAAAATATGGATTGAAAGTAAAGAAGTTCTAAGAAGAACAGACAGGTTAGGTCGTTCTCCAGATGATGCAGATTCCGTTATTTATTCCGTTTGTGGGCCGACCTTATACGAATTAACCATACGGGACGAGTTATATGAAGTGACATATCGCCCGCCAAACTTTGGAAGCTGGTGAAACATGAGCATTATATCTGAAATATCTGATTTCGCAAAAAAGACATTATTCAAAAAAGACGTAGAGCATCTTTCTGAAACATATAGTCATTTATTGGACGTTTTAGATGCTTATCCAAGAACATCAAAAACAGAAGAAAAAGAAGACAAGTTTCTTGAAAGTGTTGCTGAGTTTAGAGAGTGGGATACTCAACTCGCAGACTTGATAGTTCGGCGAATGGCTAATCAGGATTACAGAAAAATATCCCTTGATGACGCCTCTATGTTTGGGATGTCATCACACAATACATTGTAGAGCTTTGGACTGACTACGGATTTGGACAAAAACCAGACATTGTACCAAGAGATGAAAGATTGAAAAATCTCTGGGATGAATTTTGGGACGCCCCAGAAAATCAATATATTTTTAATGAACGGAAACTAAACGAACTATCTAATAAATTACAGGTAGATGGTGAATATTGGTTTGTGCAATTTATCAGTGAGCTTGACGGACATTCAACATTAAGAATTATTGAAACAGACGATATAAAAAAGATATATCACGAAAAAGAAGACCCTGCTATTCCAGTTTACTACAAACGAGAATGGTGGTCTGGTGAATTTGGTTCCGAACATCATGTCCTCTATTACAGGGATTATCGTGCGACAGAAGAACAAGTTGCCTCTGTTAAGAACAGGATATTAGAAGAAGATACTAGCGCGAAATTTGCAGAAGATAAAGACAAAACAGATGTTCAAGTATTTCATGTAAAATTCAGGGAAATAGAGGGCAGGGGATGGCCGTTCCTTACCGCATCATTTGCCTGGTCAAGAGGTTATAAGGGATTTCTTGAAGACCGAGCCACGATTAACAAAGCCGCTGCCGCCGTTGTCGAAAAGGTTAAAGTTCAAGGCGGGCAAAGAATGGTGGATGCGGTTAAGCAAAGACTTCAATCTTCTCTTGTGAGTGGTTCTAATCGTGTAGAAAGAAACCCTCCCCCCGCAAGTGGTTCTGTTTGGGTTGAAAACCAGGCTTTAGATAGAGAGTGGATGTCACGTCCCACAAATGCCGCTGATGCTGAAAAAGACGGCGTGGCAATGCTGGCACAGGTAGCTTTAGGCGGGAAGGTATATCCTCACTATTTAGGACGTGGTGAATATTACCGCTTGGCTACCGCCACAGCAATGGAAGGCCCAACGCTTAAGAGTTTCCAGCGTTATCAGAGTTTTTGGTCATCTGTTTGGAGAACGCTTGTTGAAATGGTTGCTAAAGCAAGAGAGAAACATTCAACAGAATCCTTTAATAATTATATCGTGGATGTAAATACCGATAGAATTATTGATACAAGCGTGAAAGAAATAGACGAATTGATGACTGCTGTGAGCGATGGTTTATACAAAGGCTCAATAGACCCAGAGCTTGCTCAAAAAGCCCAAGAATCTCTTATTAAAATGGCACTTCAAACACTTGGCTCACCAAATGTTACGGATATTGTGGGAGTGGAAATGAGTGAAACAATAGAATCTGGCGGATTAATAAACTTTCAAAGAACAATTCATTCGGCGTTTTATGGGTTGTGGAGCAGAGCTATAAATAAGCCTGACTTTATAACTATGATGGAAAGCATTATTGATACATCTTTGAGGCGTGCCTGGCGTGAGGGAATGAGTGAGGCTGGATTAAACTGGGAAGACCGCTCGCAAGAAGAAGAACTTGCCCTAAGCCAAATGATTGTTGAGCAATGGGGTTATGTCCCAGGCGTAGCGGATTATATTCTTGAAAATAGCAAAGAAGCTGGTGGATTATTAAGAAACCTATCATATCGAGAATCTTTGTGGGGTAATCGGTATCAAGAATCTTATAATAAAGCCTTACAAATGGCACAAAATGACCCTAAGTTGGAATGGGTTTTAGGAAAGACAGATTCTCACTGCGCGAGCTGTTTGAAATATGCTGGAAAAGTAAAGCGAGCATCATACTGGCAGAAAATAGGTGCCCATCCCCAATCGCCAGATTTAGAATGCAAAGGCATAAACTGTGATTGTGAATTGCGCGTCACGGACAAGCCTTTATCCCGTGGATATTTGACCCCACCAGGAGCTTGATATGACCGCCATAAAGACAGAGAACATAATTTTTTATACACTTTTTCTAAATGGAAATACTGGCGTTTCTGGATTAACCCCTACCGTAAATGTTCATAGTCCAACTGGAATAATTGTGAATGGAGCTAATGCAACTGAAGTAGATGCCGTCAATTCCCCAGGGCTATATTCTTATACGCTTACATCTGGATTAATGCCATCAAGCGGAATGTATGTAGCCTATTTTACAGTTCCCGCTGGTGCGGATAATTTAGAATTAAAAGAAACAATATACGTTGCTCCTTGGGCGTGGGAAACAAACGCAGATGTGAATTCTATTATCAGAATGCTTCAAAACAACACCGCTATTAGACGATATTTGAAATCAGACCAAATTGAAATAAAACGTTCTACTGATGTTGACTTTGATGTTTTTGGATTAGGCGACCTATCTGGGCGTTTATCCCTTTATTTTACCGTTAAGGCTATGAAGGAGAAAGATGAAGCAACTGACCCCCAGAGCATTTTACAAATTGAAGAAACCGAAGGGCTACTTTACATCAACAAAAATGAAGCCGATAATCCCGCAAATGGCACAATAACAGTTACAGATGCTCTTGCTGGAAATATTACAATAACACTCACCGCAGAAGAAAGCGATAAAATTTCGCCAAACGAATCCTACCTCTATGATATAAAGAAAGACAATACGGTTTTGGGAGAAGGAAGATTTCTTGTATCAACCGCCATTACAAGGACAATAACGTGATAAGAAGCCTGGTTGATGATATAAGAGAAGAACATGTTAAGCAGTTATGGAGACACTACTGCAAAATCCGAAACGCTCGCAATATACGCGAATTTTGGGATGGCGTGAAAGGAATTGCTAATATTATAGACAAATATTTAGAACATTATACAAACACTTGACATTATAGAACATTTGTGCTATAATTGTCATTGATAGGCTACCCTTGGTCGCCAATTGTTTTGAGCTGTCACTGCCCGCTCTTCGGAGCGGGCTTTTTATTTAGGTGAATTGAAAGTTGAGGAAACTTATGCCATATTCTAAAAATAGTGAATTGCCAGATAGCGTAAAAGTATTACCGTCTGGCGCACAAACTATTTGGCGTAAGGCATTCAATGCTGCTGAAAAAGAATACGACGAAGAAAAAACTGCATTTGAAGTGGCATGGAGTGTCGTCAAAAAAGAATATAAAAAGGAAGGTGATAAATGGGTTAAGGAGGCAAAAGAACAGGATTTAGAAGAAGTGTATGTTGGGGCAGCCATTTCATTTGAACAACTTGAAACCCAAGAAAAGGCAGACCAAAGAGCTTTTGAAATTAGAAGTTTGACAGATGCTTTTAAAAACATGCTAGACAACATAATGTGGGCAGAAGATATAGACAAGATTTCCGAAATAAACAGGCTCACAAATGAATATACTTCTCGCCTTGGTGAACTTATTGAAGCAGAACAACGACAGGCAATAAAGGACAATGAGGAAAATATTGTAGAATTCGCTGAAAATGAAGAATCACCCATTGAGAAGCTGTCCGAAAGTGAAAACGGCCCGCTTCATGCCCTTGTTAGAATTATACAGCCAGGATGGGGTAACAAAAAGCACAACCATTATTATCCCAAAGATGTATTAAAAAGGGACGCTTATAGATTTGTGGGTGCAAAAATGTTTGAAACAGACCACCGCCCGCAGGAAAAATCCACTAGAACATGGGTTTCTACAATAGAAGATATTGCTGGTTTTGATGAAAAAGGTGCGCCTTTAGCAAAGGTTGCTGTTCACGACCCTGGATTTGCCGAAAGATTACGAAATCTGGAAAAATTAAAGGCACTCGGAAAAATGGAGTGTTCTATTTATGCGAATGGGACAGCGAAAAGTGGTTTTAAGATGGGTGGTAGAGAAGGTAAACAGGTGGAAGCTATCACAAATGTATCCAGTGTGGATTGGGTAACTCGCGCTGGCGCTGGTGGTGCAGCCGTTAGTCTAGTCGAAAATGATGAGGAGTTAAATATGGAAAACGAAATCAAAAAAGAGGAAGAACAAGAAGAAATTGTTCAACCCGCAGAAGAAGAAAAGGTGGAGGAAGTTGAAATTCAGGAATCTGAAGATGAACAACCTCTTACCGTCAAAGAGGTAAAGGAGATTTTATCCGAAACCGATTTGCCAAAATATGCACAAACTCGTTTAGCCTATTCTGGACGCTTTGAAACTAAAGAAGAAATTCTTGAAGTGGCGAAAGCAGAACTTGAATATATCAAAACTGTTACCCGTTCTGGTAAACCTTATGGTCTTGACAAAGAAGACAAGAAAGAGCCAGACAAAACAAATAAATTCAAAGAAGCAGGAAAAGCTAAAGACGAGCTAATTGCAGAATTTATGAAATAAGGAGATAAAAGATGACTGAAGCTATTCGTAATGATTATGAGGTTTCTTCGGAAGGTGCTGTTCGGCATTGGGATATTCCCTATGACGACCTTGAAGATGTTACGCCAACCCCCACTCTGCCAGCCGCATTAACCTCACGTATAGACGGCACTCAGCTTACCGGAACGATTCTGGTGATTGATGCCGATGATGAAATGGCAGTAATTGACTTTACGCATTCAATGGTTTATGAGCATGACGTACGAAATGTTTTGACCTATTCGGAGGGCGCGGAAGCAACTTGGGGCGCAATTGATATAGGCGACGCAATATTTTATGACCGCAGTTCAACAATGCCTGCTAACGCGAAACTATCAACATCGCCGCTTGATGAGGATGGAGATGCAAATCCGTTGTTCGGGTTCCGTGTCCCAGCCAACGATGATGATGTGGTTGCCCTCGGTGACAATACTGCTTCCACACAAAGCATTGCTGTTATGCAGATTGTAGGAGACTAAGGAGAATAAAATGAAATCACTTTTAGAACTATTGTCTGAGATGATGCACGCGGACTATAAATCTAATATTATTACCAGCGAAGCTCTTGATGAGCGCGTTGGCGCACTTCAAAAGATGTATAGTCCATTAGTTAAGTCAGCGTCTCCAGAAGAATTTAAAGAGGTTTTGACTACGGCGCATTTCACGAATTATTTCTCAGACGCACTATCCCGAATGTTTTATAAGGATTATCGCACAAGAGAAATGTCGTGGACAGAATACACTTATGCGGACAGCGCCCCTTCTTTTAGGGATGTTGACCGATTGCGGATGAGTCGTCCTGGAACGCTGTATAAACGACGCGAAAAGGGTGAAGCAAAGGCAACCAGTATATCCGATTCACAGGTGTCTTATGGCGTTGAGGAATATGCCAGACAATTTGACGTATCTTGGCGGGTTATTTTAGAGGATGACCTTGGTAAAATCAAAGAAGTTCCACGGGCTATGGCTCGTGCGGCAATGGAATTTGAAAATAAGTTTGTTACCGCTTTGTTTGATAATGCCACAACCCAAGCTGCATTAACTGCTCTCGGCGCACAATATGCTGGTACTGGTGCTTTGACGCACGAAAATCTCGCTCTAGCAATTACCTATATGAATACTCGCAATGACCCTGATGGCTATCCGCTATCTGTTGGTGGCATTTACTTGGTCGTTCCGCCCCAATTAGCTATACAAGCTGAGGTTATCCTTGGCTCTACGCTGATGAGTGGTTCAGCAGCTAATGACGTGAACGTTATTCCCAAGTTCCTACGTGGATATATTGTAAATGACCAAATTACCACAACCGCAGATGCGACCCCGTGGTATTTGTTCGCTGACCCTAAAGCTATTCCCGCAGTTCCCGTGGTTCGTTTGCAGGGCTACGAAGAGCCAGGTGTTTTTATGCGTTCAAGTAACATTGAAATGGTAATGGGTTCGCTTCCTCCTGCGATGTTGATGGGTTCTTATGAAACCGGCGACATTGAATACACCGTTGAAGACTTCATTGGTGGATGGGATGATGATACCTATGTTGGCGTTGTTGACTATCGTGGTATTTACTACTCCGATGGCACGAGCGAGTAAACTAGATTAGGGAGCTAATTATGGCTAAGAAAAAAGAAGATAACAAAATCCAGTATGGCTCTGAGAGGCATATTGCGACTATTCAGCGTGCTTATGGCATTCTCGAACCTATCGCCAGAAAAGTTGTGAAAGAATTTGAGGCTGGCGAAAAAGATTGGGATGTTGACTATTACCAAAAGTGTAAAGCGATGCTTGCGGTAATAGACCAGCCTGAACCAGTCGCTGTTTCTCCAAGAAAAGGCTGGAAAAGAGATAAAAGCTACTAATAAAGGAGCTTAATATGGATATATTTATTCCGAACTTGGTTTTGCGACCATTTTACCCGCCCATGCACGGCGTTCCTGGAAGCTCTCAACGTAAAGGAATTCGGATGCAGAGCGGAGCTACAGCTTTTTTTGTAGACCCCGATAATGCAAAAGCCAGCGATGACAACAAGGGTTGGGACGCAGAATTTCCTTTAGAAACTATTGCCGAGGCAATTGATAAAGCATCTGCTGAAGATTACATTTTTATTTCACCAGGCGAATACGACGAAAGTCTTGAAGTTGATAAATCCTTGACAATTGTTGGGCTTGGCGGACATTCTGCCGTTATCATTAATCCAACTACAGTTGGTGATGTGGGTATGACAATTAGTGCTGATGATGTCAAGCTAATTAACTTATCAATTTTTGGTGAGTCTACGGCAGATTATGCTTTGGCTATTGCAGATGAATTTAATAGATTTTCAGCATATAATTGTGAGTTTGCGGGGCCTGATGCGAATGTTGTACAAATAACTGGCGCAGTGAATATTTTGTTTGATGAATGTTCATTCTCTGGTGGAGGAAATGGTATAGAGATTATTGAAGGTGCTGCTGTTACACCTGATGCTATTTATGTCAAAAATTGCTTTTTCTCGGATTTGACTGATGCTCACATTGAAGGAGCGGCAACCGCAGTTACAAGACTTGTTGTTCAAAATTGTATTCACGATGCCAACACAGTCCCAACTAAATTTTTCAACGTTGATGGTGCTGGTTCTACTGGCATTATTGCTGGATGCCAAATTGCACATGCAACCAATGCCACGGCTGTTATTGATATTGCCACTGACATATTCTGGGTTGCAAACATGACTGAAGCTGGCGTAAGTGCCGCTCGACCCGCATAACGATGGCTTGCTCTGGACGCTACGCTACCGCTGCTGAATACTTTGCTTTCTTTTGTGGTTCTGGGGAAGATTGTTTTGACCCAGAAGAAGAAAGCATTGTCAATGAATTTTTAGAAAAAGCTGCCGCTGATGTCCACGTCGCCGTTTCGTCTGCTGGTGCTTGTGATTGCACATTAGCAGGTTGGGCACAAACGTACCTTAAAAAACTAAACATATTAGATGCCGCCGTTATCCAAGGTTGCCCTTGTTCAAATCCTTACGATGCTGCTCAGAAAAGGTTAATAGCTGATTATTTGCGTCGTGATTTTGACATGATTATGACGGGTGATATTGAGCTTTGTGAAGGATATACAGGAGCAAATTATCCTGCTTTCGGTGCCGCAGAACAAAGTTTAACGGAATGGTCAACGGCGGCAATTATTCAAAACGAAATGCTGAGAGACGGGTGATGGGCTGAGGGAGCGAACGCAAGACAAAATCGTATGCGGTGCATCACGACGAGTATTACCCTGGCGAGAAAGGATTCATTGAAGTTCGATACAATGGATGGATTTCGCCGTACAGAATATACGGTCAACGCATACTATACATATTTGATAAGGATAATAGAACGAAGCTAATTGACAATAGGGATGCCGGTATTTTAGAAACAGTGATTGATGGAGTGAAAGTCTTTGATAAAGTTTAAGGTTACGCTTCCCAAAGAAAAGCAATTTGACCGCCAACGTTTTATGAATGGACTAAAAAAAGTTGGTAAGAATTTGGCTAATCGTGTTGGCAAGACATATGATGAGCTAACTGGTGAGTGGAATGACCCTCCAGAATTTTACAAAACTGTTTCAATGAATGCTAAGGGTATGCGCGTTGAAGTCAAAACCCCGAATCTAAAATATCGTTTTGTTGATTTGGGGACAAAGCCACACCCCATACAACCTTTACCCCCAGGAAGTTTTATGGTTTTTCAAAAGGATTACACGCCAGTAACAAAAGTGCAATCGCTGAAATCAACGCCTGGCGGAAAGAGCGGGGATTTCATTTTTGCAAAACAAATAGACC